CATCTTTAAAATATCCGTCAACTACAGATTGTAATGTTGTTTTTTCTAATCTTGGAATGTAACTTATACAACCGTTTATATGTTGCTCTAAATCTGCACCACATGTAATGCATCTGTAGTACTCTCTAGTTAGGCCTACCAGCATTGTGTATTCATTACAAGTCGGGCAAATGCCATTAACTATCTCAGTGTTAAATCTTATTGTTTTTTCTGTCATATATTCTTTTACTCTTTATCACTTTTCTTTTAAAATGTCTAAGTTGCTTTGCTACTGGATTTCTTTTTTTATTAGGCTTTTTCATTTAAGATGAAGTTTCTTGATACTTTTTTCACCCATGTAGATCTCTGTTTCTGCTTCACTACGTATGCATTTGTAAGATATATTAGGGTTGAACTCCCTCTCCGCGATACGACGGGCCCGAAGGCAATCGGCCATCGACTTTTGTATACGATGCTCTTTAATTTCTCCATCCCAAAACATAAGTAAAGCAAACACAGTCTCTATCATTTTTTCTCCTTGTAATTATCTAATGTAATGATATCAGGGTTTTCTTTCATGTATTTTTCTTTTAATACAGTCCAATAACTTACTTTTGGATCAAAGTCTCTTTCATTGTAAGAAGCATTAGATATGACACCTAATTTCATACACATATTAATTAACTCAGCAAACTCAGCAGGAACTGGTTTTATTTTAGGAACTCGTTTGCATTCTTTAACAAGTTCTAATTGTGTTTTTAATTTTTGTTTTAGTCTTTGTTCTTTTGCAAACTCTTCATCACATACAGGTCCAATAGATTTTCTCCATCTAAAACCTATAACTTGATCTTGTGATTCTGCATTAGATCCTGTTTTATATTCATTTTGTCTTACTTCTGTATACATCTCCCAGCTGCCTTGATCACATGAGTTTGTGCCATCATTTAAATATTCATTACGTGCCTCAGCTGCTGTAATAAATAAAAAACTAACGATTAAGATCTTTAATATCGTACGCATGTTCTCTTACCTGGTCTGCTAATTGTCTATATAAATTTTCTGCCATCTCCCACGTTGCTTCAGCTGCGGATAATCTTGTAGCAACTTCAGTTAATTTATCCTCTGATACTTTTAAATCTCTTTGTAAATTAATGATAGTTTGTTTGTTGGCTTCTATGGTATCAGTTAAACTTAATACATATCTAACTGATGTAAATGTTCCGGCTAGTATTGCAGCAACCACAGGGACAATCACTATGTTCTTTTTTACCCATTCAAATTTTGATAATTTATTTTTATTTTTGGCTGCCATTTGTGTATTTCATTTCTCTGTTTGCATCTTTTAATTTTTCTATATCACTTAAAACTTTATCCATTTGTTTACGTAAAAATTCAATGTTAACTTTGTTTAATGCCATGTTTTCAATATGCTCATTCAACTTAGTAGTGGTCTTATAAAGATCTTCGATCATCATGAATTGCTCAGAATCCGCGGGTAGTGATCCTAATTGTCCACGTGGCCATTTAATTCTAAATTCTGTGTTCTCATTTAAATCTTTTTCCATTATCTGTATACGAGTGTCTGCAATATTGAGACGTTCTAAAATTTGAAAGTAACCCATGGTGCCAAGGGCAACAATTATTATCAAACTAGCAACTGTTTTCATTGGCATCTGCACTGCAGCTTCTTCAGATATGTTTAAAGGTTTTTTGGTCATCTAGTTGGAATATATCCCGGTTCCATAAAAAAAGCTAGTAGACATAACAAAATCACGAGTATTGCCGTGAAGTAGTAATTCATAACAGCCTCCAATCATTTTTTCTTTTCCTCTATCTCGTAAAAGAAATTATCAGTGTCTTCGGTTCGCCACTGCTGTGTATCCTCTACGTTCCAATAATTTGTTTGTACTTTCCAATCAGGAGTTTGGTCCTTAACTGTGAAAGATGGTATGTCCCATATCAATCTATTGTTTGGTTGGGCAGCATAGTTACCGTCATTCAACGCTAACACATGAGCGCACTTATGTTCGTGCGGGATTTCAGAATGATCCGTGTCTAATATATTAGGTTCTGGGTGTGCAAAGTCAACAGTAAATAAATATCTACCCCAGTGCCATTTCTTGTCTTTACCTATGTATTTGCCAGATTGTGCTTCTAAAATATCCCAACTAGTAACAGCAGGATAATAACTAAAAGAATTCCAAAGCTGAAGTTCATCAAGTCGTCTTCGTGGTACGTCTTCGACTTTGAAACCACGTTGAATAAACGCGCTAATTGGCAGGCGATAAAAAACTGCGCCATTTTCCATAATAGCATGGAATAGTAACGCACGCCCTGTAATGCACGTAACACCAAAGATGATACAATCTTCAACTTCGCCTTTATGTTTTCTGAGATCATATAAATACTCCCTTCTTATTTGTGCATATTCTACAGGAATATTTGCATTTAAGTAAGCCATAAATCATCCTTCTATTTCTCCCCAATGTTTACCTTTTTCATAGTCAACTTTGTTGGGTACCTCTAAATTAACAGCATTTTTCATAATCTCAATTACTTTATCTGCCTCACTTTGATCTCTTACAGATATATTTAATTCATCGTGTATTTGTATTAACGGTATAATGTTCTCGTTATATAGATCTAACATTGCTTTTTTAATCATATCAGCGGCTGAACCTTGAATTAGTTTATTTAAAGCTTTGTATGTGAAGGCTCTTTTGATCCCTGGTCCGTGTTCCTGGAGTGCTGCTTCATGGGGCAGAGGTTTATGTATACCAAACTGGTTTGGTTCCCAAAGATGAAAATGACATAACCTACCCAGCAAAGTTCTTATCTGTCCTCTAGATTCAGCTCTACCAGAGGCATGGTTCATTAGTTGCTTAACAAAAGGGACTCTAGAGTCATATTGTTTTATTATCTGACTAGCCTCTTCATCTGGTATGCCTAACTCACCTTTTAATTTATTTTTACCCATACCATAAAACTTACCTAGATTTATAACCTTTGCTTGGTCTCTAGGTATGTTTGCTATTTCAGCTACTATCTTGTGAAAATCTGCTTTTGAGTCTTTTTCGTAATAATCTTTAAAGCTCTGAGAGCCTGGTAATTCAGTCAAACAAGCATAGTGCACTACCAACCTAGGCTCTTGCTGAGAATAGTCAAAACAACCCCATGTATGGCCCTCCTCGGGTACAAATATAGCCCTTAGTTGGTTACCCATATCACTACCAGACTTAGGTATTTGCTGTAAATTAGGATGGGTCATAGAAAATCTACCTGTTACCGTTCCACCAAATTCTGATCTAAGTTGATTTATGTCTGCATGTATTCTGCCTTTGTGCACATATCTAAATATAGACTCCATAAAAGTGGTTCTAGCTTTGTTGGCTTGCCTGGCATTATTAATTAAATTAATTACATAGTTGTTGTGATTTTTTAAAAAATTTTTAGTAAAGCTAGGTGCTTTTGTTTTTTCTGTTTTAGGATAATCTAATTTTAAATGATCAAATACTTTAGCTATAGATCTTGCTGCCCAAAGATCCGGTGCAAAACCTATCTCATCTTTAATGCCTTGCAGCATACTATTTTCTGCTCTAATTAAATTTTTTTCAACCATCTCTGCATGTTCTAAATCAACCTTTACTCCTCTTGCTTTCATCTCCACTAAACAAGGAAATAAAGATGTTTCTAAATCAAATATGGAATTTAAATCTTGATGGTTTATTTCTTTTTTAAGTTCTTGCCACAAAGCAAAAGTTATCTCCGCATCTTTTTCTGCATACTCACCTACATACATTGCGGGTAATTTATACATCTCTGCTTTAGGATCTATACCCCAATTTTGTGCGGCTTCATTCAATGCTGTCTCATTCTTTGACATGCCTGTATATTGTTTTGCAACACTGTTGAGATCATACCTCATCCTATTCTCATCTATCAAAGAGGTTGCAATCATAGTATCTACAATCGTGCCATTTATTTTAAAACCTTCAGCTCTTAACCAACACACGTCGTACATAGCGTTGTGAAATATTTTTGTAGAGGGATAGTTTAGAACGGTTCTAAAGTATTCAATAACTTTTTTCTCATCCATGTTACCGCCGTTTTCATGTCTTATAGGAAAATAACCAGACCAGTTATTAACTGCCACTGCAAAACCAACTATGTTGCCTACTTCTCTAAACATACCTGGTCCCATTTTTTTTAGTTCGGGGTCTTTTGTTTCTAAGTCTATTGCTATCTCATCGTACTTAGATAAATCAGGAAAAGAATTAGGTTGAACCCATTCTGTGGGTGTTGTGAACAAAGGTTTAATAATCATGAATAATCCCTCTCCAATATCATTTTTAAATAATGTATCGCCTTCTCTATATCTTGTTGCTTTCCTTTTACAGAATGTCTGCAAATGTACTTTATAGCATTCCCTTCAGCAAACAAGAGTTTATTTTCATTAATAAATTCTGCCGGTTGTATTTTCATACTGCGATAGTGTTTGCCTCCTACCTGTTCTTCCAAAGATTTATACGCTACACCTTTGAATATGTCTTTGTGTGTCATAGTTTTCCTCCTTTTTATAAAAATATTCATCAAACATTTGAAAAGAATGTTCTCCTACTCTTTTTCTAGGCACTGGCCTGTACATGAAAAGATTTTTAGTTGATCTAGTAACTGCAACATAAGCGCAACGTATTTCTTCGTGTCTATGTTTTGGAGTTTTTTCTCTGTAATTTTGATAACAAGGATAACTCCATACATCACACACAACAACATTTGTTGCTTCCAAACCTTTAACTGAGTGTATTGTTCCAATTAAAATTTCTGTCTCTAATAATGTTTTATCTTTTTTGTAAACGTTGACTATATAATAGTGTGCTTCATCTGAATCTAGAAACAATTCAAATTCTGTTCCACCATCCATAAAAGATTGGTTTTGAACATCTCCTTTTCCAAATCTAATGTAATCAAACCATTCTTGATCTATTCTAAAACTATCTTTAAAAACATTTTTAGCATTAAGATCTTCATAGTCGTAATAATTATCACTTATAAATAAATTACTTTTATCTGGTTTGTTGTCTTTCTTTTTAATATTAAGATGTTCTGATTTTATTTCTTGAATTAATTTACAAATCTCTCTTCCCTCTAATTTTTCTTTTGTAACAAATCTGTGCCATAAATTTAATATATCTCTCACTCTAGTTTTTATAGAATAATTATATGAATTTCCTGAACCAGATTTAGCTTTAGTTTTCCAAAGTAAATTTTTTTTCATTAACATGTCCTTGTAATGAAATAATCTAGTGTTGGTTCTACCACACATTATCCAAGAGCCTTGTTTTACTTTTTCTTCTATATCATCTAAAAACCCACCTATCTCATAAATTTTACCTTGAACTTCAACTCCATCTACTATCTTAGGACCAAACACTTTTTCTTTTCTATATTTAGGACCTATGTTTGAAATTATACTTTGTGAAAAATTTAAAATTTTTCTTGGTAATCTATAAGACCTATCTAAAACACGTTCATGATGTGCTGGGTAATTTAAAAAATACTCAGGTTCACCACAATTAAAACCAAATATAGATTGGTCATCGTCTCCTGCTAAATAAATTAAACCTTTTTTATCTATTATTTTATCTATTACAGCCCACATTAAAGGGTTTAAATCTTGACACTCATCAACGAATACTATTTTATATTTTGGAAACTTAACCTCTTGTTTAAGAGTCGCAGCTAGCATGTCAGTAAAATCCATTAAGTTATATTTTTTTTTAAAATTTTTATAAGTGTCGTATGTAAACTCTAATTCTCTCCTAACTATGTTACCAAACTGAAAGTCATCTTGTTTTTCGTCAAAATAATATCTTACAGACTCCCAAGTATCTCCTGATTTAAAATAACTCCTGCCTTTGTTTATTAAGTCTAATTTTTTTGTAAGAATACCTCCTTCAAAATCTTCGTCTTCTTCTTGCTCATCTTCTCTTCTAATCATTTTAGTATACTGTTCTCTTGAAACCCAATCACTCATGTGTGTAGTTAAACATCTTTTAAAAAAATCTTTGTCAGCTTTTGATAATAAACTTGGTTCTGGTTTTGGTAACGCTTTTTTGCAAAGCGCATGCAAAGTTTTTATTGGTTTTGTTTCTTCTTCTGTAAAATTTAAATCTTTTTTACATCTATCTTTTAAATTTTGTGCAGTCGCCCTAGAGTATCCTACTAGTAAAACATCCTCTTTTGGATAACCGTAATCTAATTTTTGTTTTAATATTTTTAATAATTCATATGTTTTACCTGTGCCTGGTGGGCCAAATATTTTTTCAACTCTATATAGATCAGGAACTTTAAATTTCACATAACCTCCTTTTCATTACCAAAATTAATTTTTTCATGTTTAAAGTCTTCTTTACCAAATTGATCCTCATTTAGTGTGTATACGTTTCTTTTAATGTTTCCTTGTATGTGTAATTTACCTCTTGTAAGGCCATCTATATTTTTTAAATAAGTATGAGTGGTATGTTCTGCGTGTTTCCATTTTTTAGTTTCAGTAATGTAGGAATAAAAACTATCAAATACAAAATGAACATTCTTTTCTTTTTTATCATAAAAAGGTATTCTATCTATTCTGGTCCTATCTTCCGTTCTTCTAGATTCGAAACAAAATATTTTTAATGATTCTTTTAATTTAAACATAGGCATACTTTCCTCCGGTGCGTCCTCTCCTGTAGCTCTTTCTTGTAACTCCGCTACTGCAGCATCCCAATCAACTTGTTTCATACGTGGTGGTGTTTTACCAGTTTGCTCAGTTGCAGCTTCTCTTGCCAGTTGTTGGTTAGTTAATTCTTTTGATGTTAGTTTAACTTCTTCTCCATCAAAACCTAAAAACCATTGTCTTGGTGTTGATTTAATGTAGGACAATGGTCCGAGTGCCGCGTGCTGTAATCCTTTAATAGATTTAACACCAAATTTTTTTAGTATGCATTCACCTTTGTTGCAAAACTTACTAAGATGATCTTGATTACATCTATATGGATAATCTTTGTTTTCTCTTGAATTAACAGTTTTTTGAACTTCCTTATAAGTTAGTTCAGGTTTAAAAAATTTTGTGTTATACTCTCCCGTTTTATTTTGCCAGTTTTCTGGAAACCTCATTTTAAGATATCTAGTCATATCTAATAATACTTCATCTCTTGCACCTCTTTCTATACCAAAACTAGCTAAAGTTTGTAAACAAGGTGGTCCATCTTTAAAATCCTCTTCATTTAAACTACACTGCATTTTTTTAAGTTGGCTAATTGTAATTACACTTTTTTCATAAGTTTTAAAAAATTCTTCTATGGAAGCTTTTGATCCATCTTCGTTTATCATATATCTTTCTGTATTTTTGTAATTGTAATAAGGTAAGTTTATCCAACTACCAGCAGAGCCTTTGTCTAAATCTAAATACTTTTGCACTGGAAAAATTCTATCTGGTTTCTCTACACCAAATATGTGTTTTATAGAGTGTAGCTTTTCTCTCATCAATAAAGCAGCCACAGGTTCTTTTAAAAAAACATACACATGAACTCCACCACTTTTAGATCTCATAGGCACCACCGGGACGTTTATGCTTTTTAATTTTTTAAATAATTCTTGTATGTCTGGTCGATAGTTATCTAAATCTATTGCACCCCACTTACATTTACTATCTTTATTTATGGGACACATACCTAAACTATCGGCCATAATATCTCCATACTTAGTATTTACTTTGAACTTCTTACCGTCTAAATGTGCTTGCCACATTTCATCAGTGTGTGGATAGTGAGATGTTTTAGATTCTCCAGATTTTTTTATAGAGTTAATTTGATCTTTTATGATATGGTAGCCAAATCTCTCCTCTAAGCCATTAAATATTTTTTTAAATTTTTCTAACATAGCAATGCAACGTGGGCAGCCTACTCTCGCGTGACTGCCCACTACCTAGGATACGGTTAGTATGGTTGTTTAGAGTCTGCCTCTCCGTTACCATGCTTCGCCTCAACCTCACCTTTACCTACGCTTACCGCAAAGTTCTTAGCCATGTCATAGATATTTTTATCTGTAACTGGGCCAACTTTAGTTACGTCCCATCCAAACCATGTACCTTTGTCGTTTGACATCTGTACAGTCTTTAGATTGTAAATGTGGCTGTATGTTGGCGGAGTAAAAAGTCCGTTCTTACCCTGCATTTTGATACCCATCATCATTGAGTTCCATTTTCTACTCACTTTTAATTGAGTGCCTTTCATAGAAATCAAAGCTGTTTGTGGTGTTTTACCTACAGCTAACACAAAGTGTTGTG